AGTATTCCGTCGTAGAAATAGAATGTACCCGACTTGTAACAGCTTGGTTTTGGCGCTGTACTCGTGTAATAGAATGGAGCATTTGAAAGCGTTACCGCCTGCTTTGCTGCTACCGTCTTGGCTCCTGCTGCCGCTGCGGCATTTGTAGCCGCTGCCGTTGCCATTGAAGCAGCCGGGGAGTTGTGAGCGTATGAAGACTTATACTCCGTACTACTTGAATGATCTGACTCGTAATACTGGATATCTCCGCCCACTTCCCAGTAATAGAAAGGCTCGTCTACTCTTGAGCACTCAAGGGATGTTTTAAAACCAACTGAGCGGTCAAAGGAATGTGAGACCTTATCTATGAAATACTTTCCGTTTATCGCCTTGCCATAGCCTGTAATGGTTATGCAGTTCGACGAAGCTATATCCCAGTCGCCGGGAACTGAGAAAGAACACTTGCAAGTACCGTGATTTGCATTGTTGATCTCAGCGCATAACTGGACTTGCGCATCAAAGACGCTTGTTGCCCTTCTTGAGATATTCTTGGTATGTGTTCCACCGCCTACCCATGCGGTAATATCACAGTTTTTGTCCGGGTCTGTATAGGAGAAGTACCCGCCTGTAAATGTTCCGCTTAGTGTGTTGGTAAAACTGAAAGATCCCTGGATAATATCTGTTCTGTCGTAATTTCTTACAGCCAGCTTTCCCTTGTATTTCTCACGGTCATATATCCATAAGTGCCTAGCATAGACTTTAAGGATAAGACCGTATCTCTTACAAAGGTCGTTGAGGTATGAAGAGTCAGTGTCGTCTTGTTCGTCTCCATCTATGCCGTAGTCGTCTGCGTCATAGGTGTAGGCAAGTCCGTACCTCCCCGCTATATCTGCACCTATTCTCTTTATGGTGGTGTTGCTCCATACCACTTGTCTTTCAAGCTCTGAGAAATTAGTGTCTGCCGGCTTCGCTACTCCGTTGAGTCTTAAAGTCGTCGGAGTGTCATTATAGGAGATATCATCCAAACAGAAGAGACCGCACTCAAGGCCCTTGTTATCTCTTTCGTTTTCCCAATGATAGCCTGTGACTGCTGCGTATAAGCTTGCACCCTTGTAAGGCATCCATGTATCAGAAGCCCACTTGCTTTCCTGGGCGTTTATGGTGATTTCCAAGGAATCCGAGTTATCCGCTGCGCTGTCTACATACTGCATAGACTCTATTTCTGCGCCTATCTCTTCATTGAGTGGTGTCTTGTTATAGAGTACGTTTAATTCAAAATGCCTGGTATCAATCATACTTAGCCTCGTACTTCCAAGGCGGCAGTGTGCCGGACCTTTCCTCTGTCAAGGCGGGGGTCTTTAACTCAACCCCCGCACTGAATATAAATGTTTCGATATGCTCAGGATTTGCAGCCATCAGCACGTCAGCCTTAAGCTCATTTCCGTAGACTTTCTTTGCTATGACATCCCATGTATCACCGCTTATCGTTGTGTAAGCCATCTTAGTACCTCGTTCTCTGTTCCCTTCTTACCATCTGTCTGTACCAGGTCTCAAACTCTGACTGCATCTTTGCTATAGCCCTATCCATCACGCCATCATCAGCGTTGCCGTTAATGGTGATCTGTGGCGAGAATGTGATCGCTCCGCCACCTGATACGCCGTAATCTCCGATATCAGCAAGTGAAACCTCGCTCGGTCTTTCAAGTGCATCTATGCCAAGCATCTGTCCGGCTTTCGCCCAGGTTGCTATGTTCTGATTTCTTACACCTGACGCAAAGGAAATGACCGCCTCACGTCCTGCCTCACCTGCGATTGATGGTCCGTTAGTGAAACCACCTTTAGCAAGGTAAGGGATCTCAGGAAGCTGTAAGCTCCAAGTGCCACCGCCGATTCCTGGTACCCACTCAGGGATTGTTATACCTCCGCCTACGATACTGTTAATGCCTGCGATAGCGCCGTTGATAATTCCAATTACTGCGTTGATTGGAACTTTCGCCAGCTCTACAAGTGCATCAAAGGCATTTGAAAAGATGGCTTTTACGTTCTCCCAGGCAGCTTCCCAGTTACCAGTAAAGACGTTTCCGATAAAATCTATGAGGTTGGTGAACACGCCTATGATCGCATCTATGTAGCCGCCTACATTAGTCGCTACCACGTTCACGGCCTCTAAGAGCTTCGGTATAGCGCCCTGTGCAAACTGTAACACTGCTGTAAGGATCTGCTGTATGAAAGGCCAAGCAAACTGTATAGCCTGTGCGATCACCTGTGCAACTCTCATGATCATTGAGCCTACTGTCGTGATGATCTGAGATATGGACGGAGCTGCTGCGGAAATCGTCTGTAAAACAATCGGTAGTGCATCATTAACAATAAAGTTTATGATGTCTTCTATGATCGGTTTTACATAAGTCACAGAAAAATCTACAATCTGCTGTATGACGTTCATTACAGACTGCAAAATTTCAGTGATACCACCGAAAGCTTTTCCTGCGTCTTCACCGAACATATTTGTTATGGACTCCTTGAGGGGTGCCATAAGCTCTATTAGTCCGGTTCCGAAAAGTCCTTGTATGAAAGTACCAATTTCCTGTATCTTGTTTATGAATGTGTCGAAGATCGCTACGCCCTGGTCTCCGAAAACATTCTGTACTATTCCCCTTATGCCGTCCAAGTTATCGCCTAAGATACTCACCACGGCTATAATGCTTGAAATGATACCGACTATTGGAAGGGCACCGGATATAATCGAGCTGAATATACCAGTTATAGGGCCTGCTGCCGTTGTCAGCGTTCCCAAGATACCGCCGCCAAGGTTTCCTATCGCTCCGAGCGGTCCGGCAAGTGCTCCGCCTACAGCACCACCAACACTACTTATGCCTGAAATAGCAGCACTGCCAACGCTTCCTACTTTGCCAAGCGCTCCACCGATAAGCTGTCCGGGCTTACTGTTTGCTATTGCTCCGCCCACATACTGACCGAGCATACCAAAGCCCTGACCTAATCCTTTAAAGCCTTGTCCTACGAATCCACCGGCCTGTCCTAAGGCTCCGCCTATGCCACTGACTATAGGATTTTGTTTCAGGTTTCCAAGCTGTCCGCCTACCGCTCCAAGGTAGGATGTAATGCCTTGTCCTGCCTTTGAACCTTTGAACATATTACCGATCATGCCGCCTAAACCGCCACCGTTTAGATGTGACTGGAATAGACTTGTGCCTAAGCTCTCAAGAGCCTTGCCGGATGTTTTCGGATTGATAAGGGCGCCCATGTTCTGACCAGCTCCTAGCATACCCATGAGTCCGCTTCCTATGTTTCCGAAAAGTCCGCCCTTGCCGGAAGCCTGATATTTGATACCTAGCCCGGCACCTTGCATCAGTACACCGGCACCGCCTACAAGGTTGTTCTTTGCATTTATTCCACCAGTAAAGAGACTACCTAAGGTAGACATAAAACCGCCGCCGGCCTTGCCTGCTGCCGCTCCGCCACCAAAGAGAAGGTTTCCGCCAAGGCTTAAAGCACCCTCAACAAGCGGTGCGGCTTTCATTCCTGCAAAAGCAAGGGCTATACCGCCTATTGCCTTTGCGACCTTTTCGCCATTATTTGCTGCATAGTCAAGTCCTTGCTGTATCTTTGGAAATGCCACATCAAGAGCGTTTCCAAGTTTAGATACTCCGTTACTTGCTATATCTGCAAGTGTTCCGGCTAATTGTTTGAGCTGCGGTGTATGTTTTCTTAAGTCGGTAAAGAGTGTTGACAGTATATCAAGAACCTGTTTCTTTATTGGCAAAAACTCTTCTCCAATGCTGTCCTTAAGAGCTTTTAAAGAACTTTGCATCATCGTTTCGTGTGCCTGTACGGTATCTGACTTGATAGCAAATTCTCGTACCATACTTCCTTCATATAATGCCGGATCATTCACCATATTGAGTGCGTCTATATAAGTATCCATATTGTTAGCAATCTTGGACGCTCCCTCAGCGGACCACATACCAAACAATTCGCTAATTGCTGCCATTCTCCGATAATCAGGCAAGTTGTTGATGGCTTCAAAGACAGCCAATGTTGTACCTGTGCTGTCTTTCATCATGCTCTTAGCTATTCCCTCGGCCGTAAATCCCAGCTCTTCCCACATGGCTTTTGTCTTTTTAGTTGCACTTTCACCTTTTACCATGCGAGTAAACATATTCTTGAGAGCCGTTCCTGCTCTGTCAGTATTTACACCAGTTGCAAGCATAGCGTCAGCCATTGCTGCGGTTGTAGCCACATCAACACCAGCAACCTGTCCCAAGCTGCCTGCTTTATTTACTGTATTCGCTATCTCTGCTGCGGTTGTCGCCGAATTAGCTCCAAGATAGTTGATCTGATCGGCTAGGGTCATGACTTCCTCATGACTCATATTAAAGGCCTTTTCCCATTTAGCCGCATAGTCTCCGGCTAATCCCGACTCGATATCCCATGCAGTACCCAACATGGCAGCATCTTTTAGAAAACCTTCAATATTTCCGTTGGCATCAATCTGAAACAGGTCTGTTATACTTTTCCCTGACTGTCCTGCTGCTGCCGCAAGATCTGTTAATTCATCAGCCGTGTAAGGAATCTGTGTACTCAGGTCAAGAATCGCCTCTTTAACCATTGAGTAGTTTTCAGCATAGGTCTTTCCGTTATCCTTAAATACTTTGTCTGAAATTTTTCCTTGTTCATCTGCAAGACCATCAACGTACTTTACGACGTTAGCCATTTTGGCTTCAAAGTCTTCCGCTTCTTTTACACAGTCAGATATAAGTGCAACCGAACCAGTAAACAATGTTCCCATAGCTGCAAGTCCGACCGTACCTATCCTGGATAGATTTGTAGCAAGACTACTTACGCTGCTCTGTGTTGTATTTATGGCCGCAGTCAGGCTCTTATCAACACGTCCAGCTATATGTATGCTTAATTCTAATGCGCCGTTTTTCGCCATTCCTCAGCCACCTCATTGTTAAGCTGTACGAACTCCCTCATAGGCATATTGAGGTAAAAGTCTATCCCGGTGTGCGTTGCTGCTGACAGCCTTATAGCACACTTGCGAAGCTCTTTAACTCCGCCTTTTACTCGAAAAAATCAGGATCATTTACAGCTACTCTAAGTTTTAATACTTCGCTAAATGGAAGACCTGTAAAGAAATCCTCCGGCAGTCCTGTAACCATGCTTGCGATAATACATGAGTACAAATAGAGCGCCGAAGTCTCTGTAATAGTAAAGCCAGCTCTTACAAGCCTGTTCTCTGCTTCTGACTCGTTCATACTTGTAATGTCAGCGATACCGCTAAGATCTATCTCTTTATACTCTTTTCCTTCAAACACATAAGGTTTCTCAAACTTCATGATGTGATTTTCGGTCTGAGTATTTACATTCATGTTTGACTGCACCATCTGATTAACTCTCTTAGAAAGCCTATGCGGTGCAAACTTGAAAAACTCAATAGGCTTGCCGGTTGCCTTTGCTGCGATAACTCTTGCGAAAGCTGTTGTTGTTTCACTCATTACCGTAGCGGCAATCTCACGCTCATTAAAAAGCTGCTTCTGTGCGTCGATTGCATCCCTTATCTTCAAATTCTTGATACCGCTGAGGTCAACTTCTGTGTATTCCTTGCCCTCAAATTTGTAAGGTCTTGATAAGGTGATCACTCCCTCTTTCTCTTCCTTTGGAGTCTCAATCTTTGTCTCTTCCTTCTTTTCCTCGATATTTACTACTTTTGTCTCTTCGTTCATTGTTTTGTTCCTTTCCGTGAGTCAGTGATTTTAAAAAGGCATAGCCCCACTGCGGGGGCCATGCCCTTAACTTTTATTCTCTCTTTTGCCCTGGCTTATACCAGTGTGCGAACTTCTGCAAGCATATCCTGGCCGTTAGCGATATACACGCCGTTAAGCTTGTCAATTTCAAGGAGCTTTTCGCCGTCGTTCTCTATGAGAAGGTAAGTAAGCTCGATTGTTACTGTAGCTTCCATAGACTCAGCTTTCTCAATCTTTCCAGGGTTGAACTTCTTAACACGACCCATTTCTACGACGCGGAGACCCTTGAAAGCGTAACCGCCGGTCTTGTCGTAGACCTGCTGTGCTGCCCTGAATGTCAGATTTACGGTCTTGAGCGGTGAGAACATATCCTTGGCTGATGAATACAGTGTGTTAAACTGTACTTCCTGCTCCATGCTCTCAAACTGTCCTATCGTGGGGGAATCAATCTCACCATTAATTCCCATGCCGGCTATTGTGCTTGTCTTCATGTTGATCTCAGGAAGTGTCACAGAAGCGGCTACACCGATCATCTTCTCGCCATCCAAGTAACAGTTGGCGTCATTGATTTTCTCAGGTACATAATTGTTGCTAATCATGTGCTTTT